TTTAAACTGTGGGTCTTCGCTAAATTCTGGGTATTTAAGACACATTTGAATAAAAAGTGGCTTAACTAGTATTTCTTGGAATGTAGATCTTAAACGCTTGATAAACTTGCTGAACTTGATCTCATCGCGAATCATACCATCAGCTGCAAGGTTAAAGTCTCCACCGCCATCTTCATATAAGAATCTTGAGTAAGGAATTTTAGAGACGTGCTTTAACTTATCACTGAAGTATTTAAGTGCTTCAGTATCTGATAAATCTGGTCCATCACCACCAAGAGTTTCAATCTCTGGGCTTTCACCCTCTTTACTTGGTAACCAATATTCTTTGTTGAACTGTAGCATTGGCTGGCCATCTGTGTGTAGTGTTGCACTTTCCCAATCGAAATCAACATTCTCCTTATAAGAGTTCATCAGCTGTGCCAAGGATTGCTTAGCACGCGTCTTAGACTTACCTCCAACTGGAATAATAAACTTCATTCTAAACGAAGCATTAGTCACGGCCCATACAACTCTAGTATGTTCCATAATTCTTAATAAGTTAAATGCTCTGATTAGTCGTTCTAGATAACTTACACGGCTTGCCGTTGTAATTGAAGAGTAAGATATGTAAAGAACCTGCGAATCGTAAAGTTTACGTTCTTTTGTTGGATCGTCTTTAAATTGTACCCAAACTTTTTTACCATCATCGTGGTTGTAGCCTGGAATAAGTGTAATCGGGTCAATCTCTTTAAAACCAATAATCTCAGTTTGATCTGGATTGTATATAATCTCAAACGCTAGATAACCATCAACTAGAAACTTTCTAAAATAATACCAAGCTGATTGGTCTGTGTTAAAACCAAAATAGTGGTAGATCTGTCTGAAATATTTGTTGAGGTCTTTCTCAACTTTTTCAGAGACATCAAGTCCTAAGATTTCAGGTTGGCAGAAAAAGTTTTTATCATCATATACTATTGTTTCATCACATAGAATATCTAGGATGTCTTCAATTTCATCGTTAATTGAAAAGTCTCTAAGCTCTTCTCTCTTTTGTTGGTATTCTTGGTCAAAAAACGGAATGTTCTTCTTGAGGTTAATGTCGGTCATCGACAGTGCAGCGAATGCGCCGTAGATGTCATCATTGTCTAGACCCATCGGATTCATCTGACCATAGCCAAACATATCCTCCATTGGGCCTATTGCCTGAGACTGGCGTAGAACCATGTCATCATAACGCATACCGAATGATGAAAGTGACTTCAACGTGTTCGATAAGTTAAACGGTTTGCTACCGTAACTTAAAGGTCCGTTTCTTTTATTTGTATAACCTGCCATATTATGATAGTATTTTCAATTTTATATATCCTATTTTCTAAGATGATTTCTGAACTGGTATCTAATCTGCCCAATTGAAGCTCCGTTGAGTTCAATAAAGTCGCAAAGTGCTATTCTAGCCCAGTTTTCATAGTTAACTATTTTTTGATTTGATTTTAATGCTGGTATGTATTGTCTAACGGCAAAACCCAGTCCAAATCGCTCTAGAAAGGCCTTAGCACCAGTATATGTTAATGGTATTTGACCTTGCATTCTTGCCACGCCGTTTTTGCCTGCTTTTTTAGACTCAATTTGACCTTCTAGTCTATCATATATCAAGTCCAGCATATCTTCTTTAAAAGAGACTGGTAATAGATTAAGGTTAATACCGAAGTCGTTTCCTTCTACTGAATCCAGTGCAAGAACAACTGGATTGCGATCCCACCACGGTAGAGTTGCTTCATTTTTAGGCTTATCATATCTAAACACGTGAATCATGCCTGTTCTAAATCTACCACCATATCTAGCCACAGCACCTTCTCTAACGTTTTTGCTGCTCTCAACAAACCATTTTTCAGCCTCTTTACGTGCTTTAGTTTTGCCACCAGCTTCTCGGCTTAATTCTTTTATGTCTTTCTTAATTTTACCCATCTTAGCCTAGAGTCTTTTCAGTAAGCACAATGAAACGCCATCCACGAGCTTCTGCCCATTGTTTAGCGTATGCATATTTGTCTCTATTTTTTATGTATTGCTCTGCCAAAAACTTATATGAGTTAAGAGCCTTCTTTGAATTCTTGGTTGGTGGCTTTGGCTTTTTAATCTGAGCTTCTGGTTTTACCTCAACTAAAAACTCTTTTTCGCCTTCTTCTGTTTTGGTCTTCATGTAGAAGTCTGGATAATATTTATGTTCTTTATTATCTATAGATGACCAATACTTAATTGTAACAGGTTCGCTAGACCATTTTAACACATGGTCTCTAGTGTCACACATAATCATGAACTTGCGCTCCCATGAACTTCTGTAGATGATGGGAGTAGGGCCAATATATTTGTCTGGATTAGTAGGTTTAAAATAACCTTGAATGTGGCCTGAATTATTACTTGGCTTTAAGTTCTTTATCGACATTAGATGTTAAACATGCCACCGTCGTGATCTGAGCCGTTTCCACCAATACGGTCGATTGACAGTGTGTTCTTATACTTTGTTGGGTGGATTTTATTCCAACCTTTCGCGTAGCCTCTTTTTGCTATCTCTGTAAAGTATGCAAATGCATTTTTATATTGTGGGTTGAAATTCTTCCAATATTTAAGTAAGTCTAATAGGGCAAACTGTAGACAGTCATTTCTATCATCTTCACTAACATAAGTTAGTTTTCTAATTGCACGTTCAGCAAGAAGCACTAGCATCTTTTCAGCTTCTCTAGTTAACTTGCCTGCTTCTTTTGATTTTACAATTTCGTTGTAAAGGTCTTTATTATTGAGATAGTTCTTTTTCTTAGCCACCTGGATCATTGTTTTTATTTTTCTGTATATTATAACCAAAAAAGCCCATTTGTTTCCAAACGGGCTTCTTGACTATTAAAAGTCTAATGATTTTATGTCAATTCTGAACTAGGAAGTTCAATTGCTCTCTTCTCAATTCTTAATGGTTTATCATCTTTAAAAACAGTCAGTGTGTCTGTTTTTCCAGCTGAAGAATATTCCATTGCATCAATCATAACTGCAGTACCTTTAGTTAGACCGTCAAAATCAACTTTAAGAGTAGCTTCTAGATAGCCTTCGTCTCTGCCTAGTTTTTCTTCTTCTAAAGATCCGATCTCTTCACCAATTCTCTTAATCTCAGAGCTTAAGAAATGATCTGCTTCTTTAATGGCTGGGATATTTCTATCTGCTTCTGCAAGTCTACCTTTTTGATCCTGTAAGAATGAGATCATCTCTCTTCTTAAAGCAACTGCATTCTCTCTGTCTTCAACTTGTTCTTTAATACCATCTAACAGATCTTGAACTGAAGCTGTAATATCTGCTCCTGTTTCTTCAGCAACGTAGTTGATTAATTCTTGTGGCTCCATTTGGATAAACTTGCCAATCTTAGTTGCCTCGTTAATTCTCCAAGCATATACTCTATTCTCAGTACGGATTGTAGAAACTTTTACATCTCCAAGTTGAGATTCAGTTACAAATTCTAGGATGCTGTACATACCAAAGTTTTTAGCAGCCATTTCAAATAGATTCAGAAGACCTTTATCTTCATATCTAATTAATGCTGATGCAAAAGCCTGTTCTGTAACACCTTCTGTGATAACCTCACGGTTGCCAATAAAAGTCTTATTCTCGTTAGCATCGTATTTAAAGGTTACTTGAATACCACTGTTGGTTAACGTTAAGATAGTTTCATTAACTTCTGCTAATTCTTTTTCTAATTCAGTAGTAGCAGCTTTCTTACCCGACAGCTTAGATTCTTTTAATTCAGCCTTAAGGAATTCAGCTTTATCTTGTAGGCCAACTAGTTCGTTGTAGTTTTTAGACTTCGCCTCGTTTAGATCAGTAATCTGTGACTTATTGTTTAAGTCATAGTTAAACTGAATGCCAGATTCATCTACCTTGAAAGTTTTAAGAGCTTTTGATAGAGCATTAAACTCTTCCGATGCTCCAGTCGCCTCTTCAATGACGTTACCAGTAACTTTAAATAGTTTACCAGCCGTCTCAAAAACGTAACCTGCGCCTTGTTTTTCTGTTGGCGAAATGATGCCTTTTCTTAATTTAGTCATTTCGTATTTTGATTTTTTGTTTAATTATATATCTTTCTAATTTACTCGTTAAACGGAAGGTCTCTACCAGTCACACTATAATCATCTCCCAGTGCTGATCGTCCATTCTCGTTATCGTTGATTGTGTTTAGGCTTGAATTACCGATAGTAAACATCCTGTTAGATGCTTTTCTACGTCTACTTATTCTTCTCTCAAACTCTTCAACACCAACCGGAGTCTCTGTCAACACGGTAGCTTCTGCCTCATCAATAGCTTCCTGGCCTTCATATATTAAAACCCATTCTTCGCAGTTGTGCTTCCATATTTTAAGGTGATCTTCGCTGTAATATATGCAGTCACATTCTCCTTTAATAAATCCATTAGGATCTTCTAGATTACCTATGTAACCACAGTTTTCAGTCTTAGTAACTGTAATTGTTTGATAGACATCTTCTTCAAAATCAAATGAAGGCATAAATGAATTTATCTCTAGACTAAAAGTAACCTTATGATTACCTTTATCATCAAAGCCATATTCAATCGGCCTCTCCATTGTATAATCATCTGGCATTGCATACTCAGAACTAATTCTATAAGTACCGTCTTCTAGATGACCGGCATCAACGTGATATGAATTAGCTTTGTACATCTTCTTAATAATAGCCTCGGTTACTTTAAAGAGGTCTAGCTGACTTGAAACTATAATTTCAACGTCAACACCTAATACAACTGGAATCATTTCAAATTCAGCCACAAAAGACTCAAACATACCATCGTCTGGGTTAAGTCTATTATACTGTCCTAGATTACGTTTATTAACCAGCTTTGAAGGGTCTACCGCAAATGAGGTTAGATTAACAATACCTCTTGGTACGCGGTCATAGTTGCCATCTGCTTTTGTTGGATCTACGTCACAGTTCTCACCGTTTAAAGTACTGAAAAGAAAATTATCACGCATGAAATTCTCATCACCAGAAACTGCATAGTAAAAAGGCACATCTACTACAACTCTATTATCGTTAGTCAGCTGCCTTGAGATGCTTAACTTATTGTTAAGATCTGCGAGTAGACCAATGATAATATGTCGGATAACTGAGTCGTCCTTGTTGTATTTTAGATTGTAACTTGCCATTTATTATAGGTATCTCTTTGCCATTCTTTGCCAGTCAGAAAGACCAGCTCTTTTAAAGCCAGCTGCCTTTACGAATGTTCTCATTGAAACATCCTTTGCCTTCTGCATAAACTCAAAGATCTCCTCTTTGTCTTTTAGTGGCATATCGGTCGGCTCAAGATAAGGTAAGAGTGCTTTCATACGCTCCATTAATGTAGCATCATCTGGTGCTACATCAATTAGGATTGATCTAGAGCGAATTGCTCCATCTGGATCTGCCTTCTCTTTCTCTAGGTTAGAGATAAAGATTACACGACCAGCAAATTCAAATTTATTTGGTACAAGACCTGCTTCTAGTGCGTTGAATTCTGCTTCTGGATTGTTTTCAAAATCTTTCGGGTCAAATACAATTGAAGACTTCTTCATCCAGCTAATCTTTCTAACAGCTTTAGTATCGAGAGCTGCTTTAAGCATGTTACGACCATTTTCATCTCTAAATACAGAATCACAATCATCAAAGACTAGAGTCTTATTTCTAAATTGATAGAACTTCTTGAACATCATAATTGGTGATGCTGCACCTGAAACTAATATCCAATCTTCGCCTTCTTCAAGACCTTCATCGTGCATTGCTTTTTCAACGTTGTATGTTTTACCAGTACCTGCACGGCCTGAAATAAAGAGTGAGTTGAATGCACCTGCTGCAACTTTTCTTGAGATTTGATAGATGTCTTCCATAGTCTCCTCTAAGAACTTCACCTTATCTTGTAAAGTATTCTCGTTCTTAACTTCCATGTTAGATTTAACTTCACCAGAAGAAATATTACGCTTTACCTTTAAGACTGATCTATATGGAATACCCATCTTCTTAGCAATCTTAGTTACTGGCATCTTCTTGTCTAGAAGCTTATTAATCTCATTGATTTCAGCCTGGCTAAATGCATAGTCTGAAGCAGCTTCGTTAAGAGCATCATATGATTCTGCAATCTGCTTAACGTATTTAGCATCCATCAGTCTAACGAATTCATCAATTAACTTAACGATTGGAAACTGATCTGAAGTAACCATGAAGTCAGCAACTTCAGTATAGTGCTTTGAGTAAAAAGCAAGAGAACCTACAATACCAGGTCCTTTACTCTGTCCACCGATTCTAACAGCCTTGTCAGAATTATTAGAGTATAGCATGATGCCTGGATCTTCAGCACCGTCAATTCTATGTACTAAAATGTATGGGA